CAACCGGAGAAGATCATAAAACGTTTAAACGATCGTAAATTACGTGCAACAGTTAATCGTGTAAAGAAATTAAACCGCAGTTTAAATAAACGAAAAATTTCGCCTTCATCATTTTATGATGACGAACAACGATTTTTTAAGAAAACACTTGGGTTTTGAGTTTTTCTTGGAAAGCTCTGCGGAGCTTTCTTGAACAAACTCGTCCTCAACCGGAGAAAATCATGGCACAAACCACATTAGTTAATAAACTCGAAGCTCATTTACAAACCCAAGCGCAACTCAAATTAGAATTAATTGCAAGGCTTAAATTTTTAGATACCCATATAAAAGAAAACCCCTCCGATTGTAATGCAGACACTAATGAGTGGTCTCAACTCTATTATATGGGGGAAAAGATATTTGGAGAAGATTGGTATTGAGCTTTCTTGGACAAATTCGTCCTCAACCGGAGAAAATCATCATGGCAAAGAATAGGGTAGTTTGGGTAGGGCCTGTACCAGGTAGCTGTGTTACTTGTGGGGAAGATAATGTAGGCCTTAAATTTTATGATGCCAAAACCTCATTTGGTTATTGGGCCATAATGTGCGTTAAGTGCTTTCACTTTGGCCCTGGGCTGGGGAAACTCGGAATTGGCTTAGGGCAAGAATACACCAAGAAGCACGGCCAATATGTAAAGACGGGAGGGTGAGAAATGAATGCGGAGATTTCTAGCCCCCAACCGGCTTTGGCCGGTTTTTGTTCTAATGGGGGTGAAATAAAGCGCTACAGCGTCCGCTACACCTCGCTCGCTACGCTACACTATTTTCCTATTCTCCTTTAAGAGAAAAAAAAAGACATAATTATTATATAAAGGAAAAAGAATAAGATATAATAAGAATAGGGGAGGGTGTAGTATTGTAATTGTGTAGCGAACCCCCCTCAGCCCCAAGTCCCACGCCCCTAGACCTAAGTACAAGGAGACCTCAATGCCACAAACTAAGGAACAAATGCAATTATTTCAAAATGTTATGTCAATTATCCAGCATGTAAAACTTCTTGACAGGCCCAAAATTCTTAAAGAAATTGAGCAGCTACAGCTACACTTTGAGGATAAAACACCTTTATCCGTAGTTATTGGGCGTACCACAGAAGATGCTCGCGGTACCCATTGGAAGGCGCTTCGGGAACAAGTTCGGTACCATATAGAGGAAAATGAGGACGGTGTTTGGTATGGTAATGAGACATTTTTAACTGGTATTTCAGCCCTTGCAGCTTTTACCGGTTGGGATGAGAACAAGATTAACTACAAGCTAAAGGCCTCCAAAACCTCCCCCGCCGGTGAATTTACCATTACCTTAAGGAAAGATATACAGGGCAACCCCACCCGTCAAAGCTATCCATATAAAATCACGAAGGTAAAAGATGTACATCAGTAGACCGCCATGCTATAGTGCATCCGTCCAGCCGGTCCGACCTGCCGCCCATTTTTCTCCTTTCTGGGCGTCTCCGTCAGTCCTCAGCCAACTTGTGATCGGCTGGGCACCTACTACGGGCCTAGGCGTAGAGGGACTCGCGCTGAGGCGAGTATAACTGACGACGGAGAGAAACTAACATGCCACGTAAGAAGAATGCCATGGTGCCTGCTTGGTCACCCAGTGTCGACCAGCACGCATCACAGTTGTTCACTGAAAAACTAGCCTCCTCCGGCCTTACCCTTGAGGACGCCCAGAAGCTGTCCATGCAGTGTCTCACTGCCCCTCAGACCCAGGCCCTAAGTCCCCAGTTCAAGAAGCTGTGTTCACTTAAGATTAACTATCTCGATCCCACCGGGAAGCCGTGCCCTGACCTGCCGGGCGCAGAGCCGTACTTCCGGCTGCGGTACCTGGAGGTAGGCACTGGGTTCGAGGCCCAGGCCGAGAAATCACTGCGGTACGAGCAGCCAGCCGGGACTATCCCCGTTGTCTACTACCCATCGAACTTTGAAGGTTGGCCTCAGCTCTTGGAGCGATACAGCGAAGACCTGATCATCACGGAAGGCGAGCTGAAAGCGGCCAAGGCCTGCAAGGAGGGGTTCCCCACCATCGGTCTTGGAGGTGTCACGTCCTGGAAGGCCAAGCGCAAGGGCATTGAATTTCTGCCCACGTTAGAGATTATCCGCTGGACTCGTCGGAAAGTGTTCATCTGCTTCGACTCCGACTATCATGAGAATCCCCAGGTCTGCGCAGCCTTGCAAGAACTAGCGGAGGCCTTAGGGCGGCGGGGCGCGTTCGTGCATGTCATCAGTCTGCCAACTATTCCTGGCCTGAAAAAGGTGGGGCTCGATGATTTCTTTGTGCATGCGGATGGCGATGGGGATTCTCAGTTCACAACCTTGATGAAGGTTGCGCCCCAGCTAGGGCACTGCCAGATGCTGTTTGACCTGTCCAAGAAGTACATTTATGTGCAGGACCCAGGGTTGATCATCAACCAGTCCACGTTTGCCAAGACCAGTCCTGCTGCATTCACCGGGCATCTGGAATCCACGCAGGAGTACCAGCACGTCACGCTGAACAAGGATGGGGAGGTCATCTATAAGCAGATGAGCGCCTCAACCGCGTGGTTGGCTTGGCCCCTCCGGAATGAGGTGGCGCGGATTACTTATGCCCCAGGCGCCGAGCGCTATGTGCTGGAGGCTGACGCCCGCTTGTTTAACATCTGGCCTGGCTGGGGTTGTGAGCCGCGAGAGGGGAAGGCCACAATGTTTTTCAAGCTGATCGATCACCTGTTCACAGGAGCCGAGCCCGAGGCCAAGGCCTGGTTCATCAAGTGGCTGGCTGCCCCATTGCAGCGGCCAGGGCTGAAACTGTTCACCAGCGTGCTGATTCATGGGCTGAAAGAGGGTACGGGGAAAAGTTTAGTGGGCGTCACAATGCAGAAGATTTATGGGAAGAACTATACCGAGATAAAGCAGGCGGACCTGTATGGCGGGTTCAATGAGTGGGCGGAGGGTAAGCAGTTTGTGCTGGCCGATGATATCACAGGCACGAACAAGCGGCAGGAGGCTGACCTCTTGAAGAAGATGATTACCCAAACGGAGATGCGTGTCAATGTCAAGTACGTGCCCAGCTATACCATCCCGGATTGCCTGAACTATCTGTTCACCTCCAACCAGCCAGATGCCTTGTTCCTGGGTGATAATGATCGGCGCAACTTCGTGCATGAGGTTTTAGTTGACCCCATGCCGCACCAGTGGTACCTGGATTACATCGAGTGGCTCAACGACAAAGGAGCCGGGGAGATTTTCTACCAGCTGATGCAGGTAGATTTGAAGGGTTGGTCCCACGCGGCCCCAGCCCTTAGAACCGCGGCCAAGGATCGCATGACACAGGATGTGCGGTCAGACCTAGGTGCATGGGTCAGGGACCTGTTGGCCACGCCAGATGCAGTGACCAAGGTGGGTGAGATTGTGGTCTCCAAGGACTTGTTCACGAATAAGGAGTTGCTGCAGTTTTATGATCCTGAGCAGCGGACAGGCACCACCGCCGGTGGGCTAGGCAGGGAGTTGGGAAGGGCTGGGGTAAAGCAGGTATTGGGTGGTAAGCCAGTGCGCCTCCCCAGTGGTGAGCAAGCAAGGCTGTACATCATCAGGAACGCGGATAAGTGGGTAAACCAAGAAGGCAGTAAGAGCATTATTGAGCACCTAACCACATGGGACCAGGTGAAAACTAAGAAGCGCAAATACTAAAGGAGAAGCTATGAGCGCCGCAGCGGATGTGATTCAAGAGATAGTAAAGAAGAACCCAGTGACGATCACGGCAGTGGTCACCTACGATGATGGCACCAACCAGTTGTTCTCGTCAAGAGATGATGTGCCAGGCGCAACGCAAGATTTGCTGAGTGGAGCTCGTGCTTTGCAAAGCATGTTGGTTAAACTAAGTGGAGGTTAAAATGGACCAAGTATACATGTTGATGTGGGCAAGTGACGTGGTAAGTGACCTAAAGGCCTTGGGTGTGTTGACAATGCTCATGGGCGTTATTGCCATGGTTGCGATGTTCTTCGCACTGGATTCTTGGAATGACAGGTCAGACGACTACCAAGAAGAAAACCCATTCCCGAAGAAGAGGTGGAACCTTATCATTATTAGTCTATTGTCATTTACTATGGTGACAGTCTTTTTCCCGGGTAAGCAGACGCTGCATATGATGGCTGCCGCCAAGGCAGTTGAGCTGGGTGCAGGCACTGACCTCGGCGCTAAGGGCTTGGAGGCTGCAAACAAGGTGCTCGATAAAATAATTAACGAAACTCGTAAATAATTGTTTACATTAATAGGCAATCATGATATGATCTACCTAACAATCACAAATTAATGTTGATTGATGCTGAGGACCAAGAGGGTTTAATTTAAACTAAACTAAACTAAAGGAGTAGATCATGATTGCAAAGTTTTTCAAACGCCGTGACTCGGCGACCGCGTGGTTGAGAAAGCAAGGTGTTGCCAACACCGAATACAATACCTACATTACCCCTGGGAACATGGATGGCGAGGACGGGTTCTGCTGCACGTTCCCGGACCCTGTGCCTGCAGCCAAGCCAGTCGAGCAGCCATCTCTGCCGGTTAAGCCGGTAGATGAATCTAAGAAGAAGGAGGTCGTTATCGAAGAGCGTAAAACCTCCCGTACAGCTACTCCAGCCATTGCTGAAACTGCAACAGAGGCTATTCGGCGTATGATTCGGGCCGGGTCCAGTAATGCTGAAATCTGGGAAGTTGTCAAGAAACAATTCAATCTGGATGATAAGAAAAAGTATTATCCAGCCTGGTACCGGTTTGACCTCCGCCGGAAGGGGGAGAAGGTATGACCAAGTTCGAGTTTCTAGCCGAATACGGCTTAGTGATCAGAAGGTGCCCGGCCAATGAAATCACCGTAGCCCACTGGGTACTTAATATGGGTAATGGAGACGTTGTAACGGGCAAGACCTTGAAGAAGACCGTTAAGAAAGCCGCAAAGCTTTTGGAAGTAACCTTGACGAAGCGGAAGGTATAAACCGCAACACCCTAACGTAACTTAACCTTGAAAAGGAGTATCACAATGGCAAAGCTGAACAAGCAAGACCCCCTGGTAGTCGAACACGTCGAGAAAGAAGTCGCGAAGGCCCGTAACGCCGAGCAAAAGCGGATTCTGGCCATCGTCGCGCAGCACAAGAAGGACCATAGCACGAACGAGGACAAGAGTCATCGCAAGGTGCTGACCGGTGCGTTTACCGGTCTGACTGCCGCGATCAAGTCTCCGATCGGAGAATAAGAAGGTCAGTCCCAGAAGACCCTGCGCTTACTAACCTGAGCGCAGTCCTGCTGAGATTGATGGAGCTCAAGATGGACAAATTAAAAGCCCTCGATTTGTTATGTCTTGGGTGCGCGCCTACCAGCCTTGCTGAATTACAGATGGCTTACCGCAAGGCTTGCATGAAGCACCACCCAGACCGTGGGGGTAATCATAATGTGTTCATTCAACTCAAGCCAGCTTTTGAACTATTATTCAAGGAACTGGATAAACCGAATGAATGCAACTTCTGTTATGGCACTGGGTACATGAAGATGTACAACCCACATGGCCCTGACCTGCACATGCCCTGCACCTGGTGCAGCTCGATTTTTAGTAACTACCGTTAAAGGAGAAGAAATGAAGCCCATGCTTGCCGCACCCGTCATTGACATTCATCAACTGCGATACCCGGTGCTATGCTCTTCCAAGCTGGACGGCATCCGCGCCATCGTGCTTAATGGCGTAGTACTTAGCCGTGCGCTGAAGCCGATTCCCAATAAATATGTGCAGCGGCTGTTTGGCCGGCAGGAGTTCAATGGCTTTGACGGTGAGCTGATTGTCGGCAATGTCACGGCCAAGAACGTTTTCAACGCGACAAGCTCCGCAGTTATGGCCAAAGAAGGCGAACCTCACGTGCTCTTCTACGTCTTTGATGATATCTTGGCGCCCAGCTCTTCCAGTTTTTCTGAGCGGCTTATGAGTGTCGCTGATCGATTGGCCACACACCACCTGAAGACCAAATTCGACGGGGTCAAGATAGTTTATCATAAACACGTCTCCAATTCCAGTCAGCTTGAGCAGTTTGAGCTGGACACGCTGGATAAAGGCTATGAAGGCGTGATGATCCGTGACCCAAAAGGCATTTACAAGTTCGGCCGTTCGACTCTGAAGGAGGGGTATCTCCTCAAACTAAAGCGATTTGAGGACAGTGAAGCCTTAGTTATTGGCATGAATGAACTGATGCACAATGAGAATGAAGCTACCCTCAATCATCTCGGTCACCAGGTGCGATCGTCACATAAGGCCAACAAGCAAGGCCTGGGTACCATGGGCTCCCTCATTTGTCGTGATATAAAGACCAACGTGGAATTTGAGATTGGTACTGGATTTACCCAAGAGGATCGCGCATGGTGGTGGCTCAGAGGCTACACATGCAGTGACGTTGTTAAGTACAAGTTCCAAGCGGTCGGCGTGAAGGACAAGCCTCGCTTCCCCGTTTACATCGGCATCCGCCACCATAGAGATATGCCATGAGATACTACCGCGACAACAGCGCCAGCACTACCTTAGATACCCCAGCCGAAGATTTTTCTGGTGAGCTGTCAAATAAGCAAAGGATCGATATGCTGCTGGCTGCGCAGCAGTCTCTTCTTCGCGTGATCGAGGACCAACGTGCCGAGATTTATGCACTTAAGGAGCACATCGGGCAGATGATGTTCCGTCAACCTCCTCCTACGGAGCACTGAGTCTCAAGCAGGAGATGGCCTGGAGGATGAAAGATTTTTCAACAACTGCAAAGGAGGTACGGAGGATTTAACTCTACCTGGTATTCAGAAAGAGGCTTAATAATTGGGGAATTAAACGAGCCAGCAGCAAGCAGCATCTAGGAAACTGGGTGCTGCCTGATGTTTAACTTAAAGGAGAAGAAAATGGTAATGCCGGATCGTAGGAAGTTTGACTGGAGTATTTGGATATTTGGGGCGGTTGTAGGTTTAAGCATCGGTCTCATCTCAGGTATCTTCATTAGTAAGCAGCCCGAGCGGAAAGAGGTGTTGTTCTCGATGCCAATCAATGGCATTCACTCGGCTGGGTACGGAATCGCTGATTTTAAGTCCCACTCCAGCTGGGCGGAAAGACCATACATCTCGATCATGCACGGCGAAACCAGTGCTGAGGATGCCCTTAAAAAGGTGCGCCGCCGCAACGCCCAGGATTATGCCGATGGCAAAGATGGGGATGGTAATGTGCTGGTTGAGGTTTACTATCGTGAGGTGTATCCGTGGCAGCCATAACTGTGGGACAGCTCAAAACCCTAAGTCCTAGGTGCGACGAGCTACGCCTTGTGGTCTATGTGAAAGAACTCAATAAGTGGTACGACGTGAGAGCAGCCTACACAGACCACAAAGTCTTGCAGCTGCATCTCGACGAGGAGAATCCACGATGAACCCAAAGCCACAAGTAAGTAACTGGGCAGGTCGCCCAAGCGTAAAGCAAGGAAAATATCTCTATCACCCCATCGTAACTTGGATGGACTTGGTGGCAGATAGGCCCCCGATCTGTAACGAGGGCACGGTTCACAAAGCGCAGAACCAGGCAACTGTCTGGCCTCGGGTTGGCTATCGGAACAAGGTCAGCCCCACCAAGGAAAACCTAGATTGGCTGCGCCATGAGCTTCAGACTGGCGCCAGGATGTGTGATCTCCAGGCGGCCGCAAATGTGAGCAAGCACACCTTGCTCCGCATTATGAAGGAGCATGGAATTCCCTCTAATTGAAAATAAATGTTTACAAAATTTGCAGACGTGTTATAATGGCCCATGTTAACTAAAAGGAGAACGACATGATCGAGAGACGCAAGAAAGAGGTGCTGATCGGTACTCAGCACCAGGTGCAAGTGATGGGAAGTAAGTGGCAGGACATCACGTTCGGTGAGGTTGCCGATTTCAAGCAAGCCGGTTTTCCGGTGCGCCAGCTGAAAATCTATGAGGCCAAGGAGGATAATCATGCCAGTATCTAAAACCTCGGGCATGCCCAAGATGCCCAAGTCCTTGGGGCAGTGTGCGGATGCCCTCTACAATATTCGCCAGCTCCGCCTTGCAAAGCAGAAAGAGGTGGACGAGTTAGCCCAGCGTGAGGCTGCTTACCGGCAGCATCTCATCGACAACCTGCCCAAGTCCGATGCGAATGGTATTACTGGCTCAGTAGCTCGGGCCACAATTGTCAAGGAGGTGCAGCCTCGGGTGGCCGATTGGGACAAGCTGTACGCCTACATCAAGAAGAACAACGCATTTGAGCTGCTCCAGCGGCGGGTAAGTGCGGCAGCAGTGGAAGAACGCTGGGATGCAGATAAACAAGTTCCTGGGGTGGAAACTTTCACCTTGGTCAAAGTATCACTCAACAAAGTATAGGAGACGACGGAAATGGCGGCAAAAAAGACAGCGGTAACCCAAGCCAAGCACACCCTCCCAGCCAATTGGGAAGAGGAGCTAGAGAAAGAAGCAGCACAGTATGCCAAACAAGAAGAGAGCGTTGTCACCGGCGCATTCTTTGGCACGAAGTCTGGCGTGCTCACCTGGCAAGATGTGCCATTAAAAAACAACACTCTTATCGGTGTGATCCTGGACTCGGTTCTGGAGAATGTGTACTACGAGGGCGAGTGGGACCCTGACAACCCCGCCGGCCCTAAGTGCTTTGCGTTTGGTCGCGATGAGGCAGAGATGGCCCCGCACGAGGTCGTGTTCAAAGCTGGTAATCAAATGTGCGGTGCATCCAAGCTGTGCAATGGCTGTGAGATGAATGAATGGGGCTCAGCCAACAAGGGTGCTGGCAAAGCATGCAAGAACAGTCGGCGGCTGGCTATCATCCCAGCTGGGGCGCTGGATGCCAATGGTAAGGTCAAGGTAACTGAGGACGTAGAGCACTATGAATCAGCCACGGTCGGTTTCATGCGCCTCCCTGTGACCTCAGTCAAGGGTTACGCCGGATATGTGAAGCAGCTCTCGGCTGCGCTGAAGCGCCCACCACACGGCGTGATTACCAAGATTTACCTGGTGCCGGATGCCAAGAGCCAGTTCAAGGTTATGTTCGAGGCCCAGGGCAACGTGCCCAAGGAGTTGATGGGCGCAATCATGGCGCGGCACAAGGAGATAAAAGAGCTGATCATGTTCCCCTACACGCAGTTCGAGGAAGATGAAAAGCCCAAGTCTCGTGCGGCTAAGCAACCAGCTAGAGGAAAGCGGAAGTATTAATCGAACAACACTCGGTTGGGAAGGAGCAGAACCCAGTGGGATGGGGGAGGTAGTAAGCGGAAGGGAGAACAAGGTTAGTCACCAGTAACCCGGCTGCCGAGGTTGACCTTAAACGGAGTGGCGGGAGGCCTTGACCGGCTGATGTGTCCACACCGCACCAATCGAGTGTCCTAATTCAGGAGCTGAAATGCCAAAGTATATATTTGCAGCAGATGTTTATGGTGATGGGAAGAAGATCGGCCACCTTGAGTCCAAGGCCATTGAGATCAACGGTGTCCTGGCAGGTGATGATCCTGCTCAGGATGAGTTGGTCAAAGCCTCACAGCTCTGGATTGACAACGCCCTTTCTGTTCAGACTGCTATCTTCAAGGTTGAAACCAAGCCGATCATCAAGCGTTAGGAGGAGATATGACAAAACCAGTATTAGCCAATCCCCACCTCCGATCCTGGAACGCACTGAACGCGTATCTCATGGATGAGACAGATGAGGACAAGCTGGAGGCTCTCCTGCAAGAGGAGTTAAATTGTGGCCGCGATCGACAACTATTCGTGAAGCGCATTTACCATCGCCTTTCCAAGGTCCGGAGAGACCGTGAGAGACAAGACCTGGAGATAAAAGATGAACATACCTGAAGGATGGCCGACAGAAGAAATGATTGATGCTGGAGAGGGCGTTGATCCGAATGAACATGCGTCCAAGGGATCTTGGGTACAGTCTGTATTGGAAGCCGCGCTCGCAGCCGCCCCGACACCGCCAGCGCAGGATGATGAGCCGGTTTATCAAATAAATCTCGGGCCAGACAAGTGGTGGGATGTTGATAAAGAGGCATTCGACCAAGTAACGATTGATGCGCCGCAGAAGCGAGTTCTCTACACCCGCCCACAGCCTAAAGCACAGGAGGATGAGCCTGTTGCCGTTGTCACTGAAGAAAATGGAGAACAAGTAATAGATATTACGAGGCTCATGACGCTCTCAAGAGGAACGAAGATATATGCCCGCCCTGCAAACGACGAGCTGCGGCGGGCAGCGGAGGAAACATTAAGTATTATAGAAGAACTTGCTAAACGGTCCAGCCTTGGAATGTTCAATGGAAAAGACGTTTGGACCTTGAGCATAAACCTCCGCGCCGCATTGGGGGTCAAATGAAAATTAAAACTCCAAAACCTGTAACGATCGACTTTGAAACGGATGGGATACAAGGCCGGCCGCACTATCCCCCTAAGCCCCTGGGCCTAAGCATCATGTACCCGGGGAAGAAGGCCAAGTACTATGCCTTTGACCATGGCACAGCGAATAATTGCCTTCCCAGCCAAGCTATTGAGGCATTAACTGCGGCTTACGTCCACCCTGATGGTGTGCTCTTTCAGAATGCCAAGTTCGATATCGACGTGGCAGAGGTGCATCTGGGGGTTAAGCCACCCCGCTGGGACATGATCCACGACACGATGTACCTGTTGTACCTCGATGACCCGCACCAGAGCAACCTCAGCCTGAAGCCATCAGCGGAGAGGCTGCTGGGCATACCCCCGGAGGAACAAGATGCCGTGTGCGATTGGCTGCTTCAGCATCAGCCCGTGCCAGGGGTCAAGATCAGCAAGAGCAAGACGTCGGAGCACTACTTCATGAAGTACTTGCGCTATGCGCCTGGGGACCTCGTGGGCAAGTACGCCGACGGTGACGTCATCCGCACCAAAAAGTTGTTCGATCTGCTCTACCCCAAGACCATTGAGCGCGGCATGAAGCAGGCCTATGACCGTGAGCGTCAGCTAATGCCGATGCTGCTGGACATGGAGCGCAACGGGGTGCCAGTCGATCTTGAGCGGCTGCACAAGGACGTGGATATGTACGGTGCCTGGGAGAACATCATCGATGCCTGGGTGGTCAAGCACCTGAAAGCTCCTGCCGACATCAACCTCGACTCTGGTGAGCAGCTGATGGCCGCCATGATTGCGGCCGGGAAGGTCGACGAATCCCAGGCGCTGCTGACCCCTGGCGGCAAGTACCAGACGAACAAAGAGGCCCTGCTGGTAGCGGTAACGGACAAGACCCTGCTAGCTGTGCTGAAGTATCGGACTCAGTTGAAAACCTGCCTGAACACATTCATGCGGCCTTGGTTGAAAACAGCGATCGCATCCAAGGGGAAAATTTTCACCACCTGGAATCAGATCAAGAATCCGGATGGGGTAGGGACGAAGACGGGCCGGTTGTCTAGCACGCCCAACTTTCAGAACATTCCGAACACGTTCGATGCGATCTTCAGGGACGTCGATCATCGATTGCTGCCTAAGTGTCCCTGGGCTGATCTGCCACCACTGCCAGTCATCCGGGGCTACATCGTGCCGCTCCCCGGCCATGTGCTGGTTGACCGCGACTACTCGCAGCAGGAGCCCCGTATTATGGCCCACTTTGAGGGTGGTGTGCTGATGCAGCAGTATCAGGCTAACCCCTGGATGGACGTCCATGATTCAGCGCAGGCCAAGCTGGCAGAGGCCGGCAAGGTCTATGACCGCAAGCCAGTGAAGAACACCAACTTAGGGCTGATCTACGGCCAAGGTGCCGCGTCCTTAGCGGTCAAGAACAACATGACTGTGATAGAATCGAAGGAGCTGAAAGCGGCGATCCTGAAGTTGTACCCGGGCCTGAAGGAGATGTACAAGGAGATGAAGCGGATTATGATTGCCAATGAGACGATTCGGACCTGGGGAGGCCGCGAGTACTACTGCGAGCCAGCCAAGCTGATCAACGGCCGGATGCAGACGTTCGACTATAAGATGGTTAATATCTTGATTCAAGGTTCCGCTGCTGATTGTACCAAAGAGGCTATCATTCGCTTGTACCCTAAGCTGAAACCCAACTGGTACCTGATCTTGAACGTGCACGACCAGCTTATTATGTCAGTGCCGGCCAAGGACGCGGTGCAGGCCATGGGGGTCATGCGAGAGGCCATGGAGAGCGTCGAGTTTGACGTCTTGATTCTCACAGAAGGAAAGGTGTCCCAGACTAACTGGGCGGAAATGAAGGAATACGACAAAAAAGGAAAATTATGCGAGCCAAACCCACTAACATTACTAGCTGGTCCTTCAGCAGGTACAGCGTCTACCGCCAATGCCCGCAAAAAGCCAAGTACCTCTACATCGACAAGCTCCCTGAGCCTCAAGACCCCACGGGCCCGCTCGCGCGTGGAGCGGCGATACATACGCTAGCGGAGAATTTTATCAAGGGTAAGATTGCACGCCTGCCCAAAGAACTGGAGAAATTCAAAGATGAGTTTAACACGCTCAAAAAGCAATATAAGAAGGCGATCAATGGTATGGTGGTCGAAGACAGCTGGGCTTTTACAAAAAGTTGGAGTGAGACTGCCTGGAATGACTGGATCAACTGCTGGGTCCGCATCAAGATCGACTGCGCCCACCACCTCGACCCTGAGACCCTCATGGTCTCGGACTGGAAAACGGGGAAGTATCGGCAGGAGTTGACCGAGGAATACCAGGAGCAGCTCGAGCTCTACGCCCTTAGTGCTTTGCTCTTGCATCCCCACCTGAAGGAGGTTCATTGCCGGCTTGTGTACCTGGATACAGGCGATATTCATCCGCCAGCAGAACCCCTGGTTTGGTGTCGGGATGATATCGAATATCTCCAAGCACTCTGGACCAAGCGGGTAACCCCGATGTTGAAGGACAAGAAGTTTGCTCCGAAGCCGAATGACAAATGCCGGTTTTGCCACTTCAGCAAAGCCAAGGGAGGCCCATGCAAATTTTGAGGGTGCCATGAGAAAAACTGAGCTGGAGCAAACCATTGAGGACAAGGTCACTAAACGAGCCCTCAAAGAGCTGGGCGTCATCAGTATCAAGCTGAATCTCCATGGTAACAACGGCTGGCCTGATCGGATGTTTCTGATTCCTGGCGGCAAGCCGTTGTTCATCGAGTTTAAGCGCCCAGATGAAGAGCCGCGCTCCCTGCAGTCGTACATTCACAAAGTCCTAGCCGTGCTAGGCTATCAAATAGAGGTTCATGATGACGTCATTTGTGCCCTTCAAAGCATCGCCCGTGCCCTGGAAGCCGCGAGATTACATGAAGAAAGCTACCAAGTTTCTGCTCGGGCAGGGGGCAGCCGCTCTTTTCCTCGATCCAGGTTTGGGGAAAACCTCGATTACTTTGGCCGCGATAAAGCTTTTGTTAAAGAAGAAGCTGATCTCAAAAGTTTTAGTAATCGCCCCTCTGCGAGTTTGTCACCTCGTCTGGCCAAAGGAGATTGAAAAATGGACGGATTTCCAAGGTCTACGGATCGTAGTTTTGCACGGAAAAAACAAGGAGAGCCTCTTACACGAGGAGGCGGATATCTACGTGGTAAATCCCGAAGGCTTAGATTGGCTATTGGGCGTGACAAAGGAAAAGGTTATCAGCAAGAGCGGGAAAGTGCTTACGAGGATTACCCCCAACCTAAAGAGGTTTAAGGCCCTCGGGTTTGATCTTCTTGTCATCGATGAGTTATCCAAGTTCAAGCATCACGGTTCACTACGGTTCAGATCGCTGAAAGAAGTTCACAAAATGATCCCTCGCAAATGGGGGCTCACCGGCTCACCGGCGGCCAACGGGTTGATGGACTTATTTGGCCAATGCTATATTCTGGATGAGGGCCGGACCTTCGGCCAATTCATTACCCACTACCGCAAGAACTACTTCGATAAGGGCTATGACGGGTTTTCCTGGGAACTTAAGGATGGTGCGGCAGATAAGATTTACAAGAAGGTTAAGCCCCTAGCCCTCAGGATGGCGGCTGAAGATTATCTTGAGATGCCAGCCATGATCGAGAACAACATCCTGCTCGAGCTGCCCACCGCGGCCCGCAAGGTCTACGATGAGATGGAGCGGGAGCTGTTCACCCTGATCGACGATGACATGATCACGGCTGCTAATGCGGCGGTCGCTCTGGGCAAGTTGCGGCAGATCGCTAACGGGGGTATCTACAAGGGCCAGTCACTGCTGGACATGATCAGGAACCCAGGCAAGACCAGTCGGGGGGTAGTGCACCTGCACACCGTCAAAGTAGATGCAGTGGAAGATTTGCTGGGGGAGCTGCAGGGTGCTCCATTGTTCCTGGCTTACGACTTCGAGCACGATCTTGAGCGCATCAAGCGAAAGTTCGGGAATATCCCGCACCTCGGCGGCGGGGTTAGCACAGAAAAAGCCCAGGAGATTGAGGCAAGGTGGAATCGGGGTGAGATTCAGCTGCTGCCCGCCCATCCCCAGTCCGTGGCGCATGGTCTGAACTTGCAGGAGCAAGCGCAGCATGTTGGCTGGCACTCGCTCATGTTCAACTATGAGCTCTATGACCAGTTCAATCGCCGAGTGTACCGCCAAGGCAACAAGTTCAGCTACGTGTTTCTACACCACTTCATTATGGAGAACACGGTAGATGACCAACTGCTGCTGCCCTTGATGAAGAGCAAGAAGTCCGACCAAAAATCTTTGTTCGATGCGTTGAAGACTTATCGTAGAAAACGAAAATAATTGTTTACGAAATTTGTTTTCTATGGTATGATCTTAATCATGATCAACAACGCTGAGGACTGAATCATGTGTAAATTTTCTAAAGAATATTTCGGAGTCGAGGATTGCGGAGAAGAGGCGGAGGCATTGATGGAACGTCACCGAATTGAGTCGGGTCGGAGTAAAGATGAGGAACATCTTCGTCGGCTTCAACTTATAGAAGAACTACGTAAGTTTGATCTAGGTTTAACCCAAACTTGGATCAGAATTGTTAAACAAAAGATTCAGGAAAAGAATCATGGCTAAATTTTGGGCATCTCCTATTCCCGTAACTTGTAATATCTGCGAAACAAGATTAGGCGGAAAGTTTTATGACGTCAAAACAAAATCTGGCGCATGGGGTTTTCTATGCCGTAGTTGTTTTTTATTTGAAGGCTGTAAATTAGGGGCTGGCGGTGGTCAAGAATATACAAAACAGGACGATGGCCGTTTCCTGAAGACAGGAGGTTGAGATGGAATACACGATCGTCCCCGTCTGGGATTTCAACCGTCATACCGCCTTGGAGATTCGGCGGACCGAAAAGAAAGTATGGTTTATCCCATTGGATACATCCCAGGCATTTCGGGTTGAAGAAAAATCGGTTGCCCATTTTGAATTTGTACCGATTAACTTTTATCCTCTTGATAAAGCTATTCGGCATTTTCAGCGGATGGCAAAGGAGTATGGGGCAACAAAAGAAGTATGCAAAGTACTTGGGATTGAATGGGTAGCTAGAGCCGAAGTCCCAAGCACTGAGGTCTTAGAACAAAGTCCCCAGAAAACACGGGAAACTCCTCGGAAGTTTACCCAGGCAATGATGTTTCGGGAACTAATAATGGAGGGTAAGCTGACGGTTGAAGAGATATATCAGGCCGTAGTTGCAGCATTCGAACTCCAGCCAGTCCGGAAATGCTATGTAGTTTGGTATCACAAAGAGCTCACCAAGCAAGGCAAGAATCCGCCCCCCTTAAGGGATTAGAAGTTAAACTCAAAAAGGAGAAGCAAAATGTCAATGTACAAGGACGTGAAAAAGTTTCGAAGAAAGTTCGGGATGCTCAGCCAGAAAGTGCCCGGGCATGTGACAACAAGAAAGTTAGTCGAGCGGTACGACTTCCTAAAGGAGGAACTGGAAGAGTTTCTGGAAGGGGTAAATGAGCAAGACCTGGCTAAGCAGGCCGATGCCCTAGTTGATCTGGTGTACGTGGCGCTCGGCACGGCTGCCTCCCTAGGCTTACCCTGGAAGGAGCTCTGGGATGATGTACACCAGTGCAACATGCGCAAAGAACGGGGCCTCACCAAGCGAGGTCATGCGGTCGACTGCATCAAACCCGAGGGCTGGATTCCGCCAAGCACAACTCAAATTCTGGATAAGGCCGGCTATGATCGCCAGCTGTTCACACAGGGCGGTGAGGTAAAGGAGTTTCTATGCGCTGATGACCCGGATCGTTGGAAAACTGATCATGTGGTAACTAATGAGCCGGTTAGACCGCTTCTTAAGCCTCATTATCATCCCCAATACGGTTTCTTTAGTCCTAATAACATTGCTGGAGAAAAAGAATGAAACTCACTTTCCCAGAACGTAGGTTCAGCAAGTACCTCATCATCTTCGAGGGGGTTGATGGGTCTGGTAAGACTACTGCGGCCAAGCAATTAGCACAGTACTTAGACGCCCGGTACGTGCACTTCGGCCCGATGCGAGGTGCCAAGGACTCAGTAGCCCGGGGCTATGTCGAGGCTATGATGCCTGCCCTACTGGGGTACCAGAATGTCGTGTTCGACCGCAGCTGGCTGAGTGAGGTGCCCTATGGTACCGTGTTTCGTGGGGGCGAAGATCGGCTGGGTGACTGGCAACGCCGGATGCTCGAGCGGATCGCTCTTCGCTGTGGGGCCATTGTTATCAAGTGCAACCCTGGCTGGCCCAAGATCAAGGAGTCCTTTTTGACCGGCCGTGAGGAGATGCTGGAGAACATCAACCAGCTCGAGCAGGTGTTCCTGCAGTACGGTAGAATGAAGACCGACCTGCCGATTATTCACTTTGACTACGCCCGGCAATCGTTCGATGATCTTGTTGCATCCTGGGAGATGACAGAAGGGGGGTTAGTCCATCCTACGTCATGCAACACGGCAGGTAGCTGGGATCGTGATTCGATCACAATCGTAGGAGAAAGTTTCACGGAACCGAAGGAGCACGATCCGCTGCAGCAGTATCCCTTCGTATCTTTCTCCAACATCGATTGCAGCCGTTGGCTGACGGAGCACTTAATAGCGCATGACGTGCCAGAGGATCGGTTATTTTGGGTCAACGCAGATATGCCGGGGTTGCAGTACTACCTGACAGGACGGACATTCATCACGCTCGGGACCCCAGCGGCTGAGACCTGCCGTAAGCTGGGGCATACCCACTTCCCGACGTTCTGTCATCCGCAGGCGCACAAGCGGTTCTACTCCGGTGTGGAATACGGTCTCGGGCCCTTTATTAACAAACTACTTGGAGAGCAAGATGAAGCAATGGCTTGAACTTTTAAGTAGGGTCAAACGTACTGGTGAAGAGCGTCCTGATCGTACTGGTATAGGGACAATTTCCCTCCCCGGCCAGCAAATTTGCTTGCTGAATAACAAGAATCATTTCCCGGCAGTAACAACCAAGAAACTGTACATCGGGCAGGTCATCGCTGAACTTATTTGCTTCTTAAGGGGGTACCGATACCTATATGAATTTCATTCAGTCGGCTGCAATATTTGGGATGCAAATGGTACAGCAGATTATTGGGTTAAAAAGGACTTTACTCCAGGCTATCTGGGCCGAATTTATGGGGTCCAATGGCGAGAATGGAGGGGTCCAGATGATAGGTTCACACCATTATTTTATATAGACCAGTTAAAAAATTTGGTTAATGGCCTTCGTACAGACCCTTATGGCCGCCGTCATATTGTGACAGCCTGGAATCCTGCGGAGCTGGATGAGATGTGCCTCCCCCCATGTCATATTTTCTTCCAAGCCTATGTAGGGGTCGAGGGTAGCCTGGATTTTATAGTCTATATGAGGTCTGTCGATCTTTTCTTAGGCTTACCATTTGATATAGCCAGCTATGCTATTCTCCAACGGTTGGTAGCCAATGAAACTGGCCTGAAGTCTCGACATTTGTACTTTAATTTCGGGGATGCCCATATTTATAAGAATCATCTCCAGCAAGTTGCAACAGTACTTTCCAGGGCCCCAAGGACTGCGCCACTTTTGGTTGTCCCACCAACAGTTACGATTGATAATATTCAACCTGGCGATATTACCTTGATTAACTATGATTCGCATCCCTCAGTTAAAGCGGAGATGAATATATGAGACCGACTAAGGATCAGCTCTATCTGGACATGGCTAAGCTCATAGCTCAAGGGGCTACGTGCCTGAGAAGGTCGGTCGGATGCGTGCTGGTGAATGCCAAAGGCCAGGTGCTAAGCACTGGGTACAATGGGGTAGCCTCTGGGCTGCCGCATTGTAACGAGCGGAGGGAAGAATATTTATCTGGCACCAGGCTGATTAAGGGTTTTCATTACCCCCATGCTTGCGATGGAGCCTATTCACCAAGCGGGACGAACCTCGATTGCTGCCAGGCCATTCATGCCGAGCAGAATGCCCTGCTGCAGTGCCGGGACGTGTATGAAATACATACCTGCTATACGACCGTTTCACCCTGCATAACCTGCGTTAAGCTGCTGATGAACACCAGCTGTCAGCGCATCGTCTTCTGGGAGCGTTATGCGCAGGACGAGGCTGCCCAGAAATTGTGGGAAACTAAGTGGGGCAGCAATTCTTCATGGGTTCATCGGAGTGCGCTATAATGAAGAAACGTAAGCCAGAGCACCTCATGAGTGCCAAGGACCGAGCCACTAAGGTCGTAGATCATTGCACTCAGCGAGCCAAGGAGCTTCTGCAGGGGCGGGGGAACTTGCCCCGAGCAGAGCTGGAATATGTCGCCCAGAAGGCAGCTTCACTGAAAGATCACCGGTTTCAGGCAGGAATAGCAGAGCTGATCGGGTGGGGCGATGATGAGAGGGCGGAGCTGGAGACGCTGGTGGCGATCGCGCTGGAGGTCATGAAGGACTCGACCCCTAGCAAGATCAGGGCCGCAGCGATGAAGGTTGAGATTAGGTATGGTATCAAACTTACAACATCGGAGGATGATCATGAACAGAACCATCAGGATTAGCATCAGGGGCAGGATTATTATGGCGTACCTATTAGTCACTATCGCCTTGCTCTGGGTAGGCCCCAGCATGGCACAGGGTTACGGCATCTATGACAATCGGACAGGTCAGTTCCTCGGCAATGTTAATAGCAGCAAGATCGACCCCAACAGCATCAGCAACCCGTGGGGACGTTATGGAAGCCGCTGGAGCCCTGACAGCATCAACAACCCATACAACATGAACAGTCCGAGGAATCCATACAACCCTACGAATTCCGGGTACCAGGTGCCTAGCACTCCGGGCGTCGATACCAGCATGTATAGGCTTTACTAAAGATTTGCGCGTCACGTCCGCAAAAACAGCAGAGAGAAACGCGTTCCGGGATGGCCTAATCTGCTGACTACCCAAATCCCGCACCCCCTGGGCCCTAGAGCTATCAACGCGGACTCTCTAACGCGATGCTCTAAGGGCCCAGGTTTTTAGTTCAGCGGCATTTCAGGGGCAGTAATGACGTCGATCATGCCCGCATCATCATACTTCTTCAGCTGATCCAGCAGATAAGAAAGCTGGCGCCCATTTGGGTTGTTGATCTTATGGTGGTAGTTCATACCCAGGCAACCGTACTGGACAACCTGGTCAACATAGCCTCGTATCTGGGCTTCCGTCAGGAGGCCTACTGAGTCGGTTTGCACGGCGGAGACGATCTTCATTTTAGCCTTCCAGTTCAGCGCCGGATTTGTCCCTCCATTTTCCGTAAAGGAATAGTTCGGGTAGAAGACCGACGGGGTGGCGCCCTTGTAGATACCGAACACGGCCTTGGCGCCGACCGTATCGGCCAGCGTCATGACATTTCCGTCCGTAGCGCCTTGGTTCAAGGCTACGTATAACGAATCATCCCCGTATCCGTTATCAGCTAGCATCTTCATGCCCAAGTACCAATCATCCGCGTACTTGCTATAGTCGTTGGCAGAGAAACCATATCTGAAAGTGAAATTGGCAGGTGTACCCGTGGTTGTCAGGTCGATTGGATTCGTACCAGCGATTGAATCATTCTCGTTGGTATACAGCTTGAACGCGGTCGCGGTGGTCGCGCCAGCCCAGTAAATCTTATTGATGACCAGCGGAGAAGGCAGGTTAGTGCCGGAGAAGATCACTGGGTACCCACCATATACAGAACCTTGGATGGGGATAAGCGTGCTGCCTGATGCGGTGATGGTATTAGCAGATGCGTCGACAGAGGCCACTGATCTGGCTGCGTAGCCGTCAGGCCCCAAAAGCCGAATGCCGTCATTCGCGGTGTTCAACGGGTCATAGTAGGACTGAAAGCAGTTTGCCCAGCCGTTGTTGGCCAGTATCTTCAAGTCCTCCCAGGTGAGAAAAGAGGCCAGGGCATTAGACGTGCCGATCCGCCGAGGCAGGTGAAAACAGGACGCGCGGAACCCGTAGTGCTGGAGCAAGGTAAGGCCAGACCAGCCCAGGGCAGGCGCAGGAGTCCCGTCGGGGAGCGTGAAGTTAACGTTGGCCACCGGATGAACGAGGTCCCCCAGGGAGTCGTCGAATCGCAGAAGGAACTTAGGCCGGCCCACCGGGTTGATACGAACGGGACCACAAACGTTGATTTCGCCGGTCGACGCCGTGTTATAACCAACGGTAGGGTTATCAGCAACGTTCGTCGGCTTGATTCGGATAGTGGTAATCACGTCAGCGCTATTCCAGCTGAAACCACCGAGAGTCGCGGAAATCTGATCAACGTTAGCGATCAGCGGATGCCACTTGCCGTCTGCCGGGATCAGCCCCACAAAGCTGCCACTCTTGCCGAATCCTCCCACCCCAAAATAAATTTGGTAGGGGTAGGCTGTGGCAATTGGGTCACCTTCTCGAGGAGTTCCTTTCATCCACATGACAACTGTCTTGACGGTGTTGCAGACAATGTTAAGGCCTGACACTGTTACCGTGTTCACCGGGTCTGCGGCTACTCCGTTTAGCTGGGCTGTCAGGATAAGATTGGACGCGGCGTCGGGGCAAGGCTGGTTGTCCGCCTGATTTCCGCCGGAGGCATAAACCGTGTTAATTGACCAGTCAGCCACAAGCGTGCCGAATGAAGGCGACTGTGAGATGGGCGTCTGCTTCGTGGAAGCAAAGAACCCCTCGACATCAGTGCTTACCTCCGCAGCCCCAAAGATCGTGACATTAGTCACCACAACGGCTGCGTCAGGTTCATTGGACTTGATCAAGATCAGGTCTCCCCGCTGCATGCCTAGGGTGGCAGCATCGCTGAAGTAACCAGGGGTCAGATAAGATGGATCACTATATCCGTAGAAGAACTCCCAGATGCGATACCCAGGTCCGACCAGCGCGAGGATGGTTGGCAGGGTGCTTGCATAGGTTGACAGTGCGACCTGGAAACCGATTCGAGTGGGCTTAGCGTTCTGACTGTACATTTTGGACTCCTAAGATATGTTCAATCTGGTCGAGGTAGGCTTTGCAGCCATTCAACATCGTTATGGCTTCGTCCCGGGGCTGGACAAGCTCTTGGATAATTCCAGCTTCAAGTTCGTCCAACGCTGATTCGAGTCGGGTGTCTGCGGCGGAGCATTCAAATAAGGGGGCCGCGGCGGCAAGGTCACTTGCTTGACTGCTACGGGCACTTGCTTTGGCGTTTGCGCGCAACCGATTAACATCAGCGGTAAGAGCAGCAGTTTTAGCCATTTCATCGGTAAGGCTCCTTTGGATATTTACGGCCGCATTGGCCAGGGCAGTTTCTTTGGTTGATCGGTCCTTCTCGGCAATGTCCCCAGCTGCTTGGGTTTGGGCTGTGAAGCTATTATACTCTGCCGTACATAGCTCAAGCGCATGTTTATTGCCCCACCAAAGACCTCCAAAGACTATTACACCAATGGTCAGGAATAAAATGACCCAAGCTTCCGGGTCCATCATTTTAAGCATTTTACGCTCCTTTGTGCGACGCTTTCAGGTCGCCCTCGTTATTAACACGGTCGTAAACCCAACTGTTAAACCCAAGTTCAGCGATAATCTCAGCCACGAGCTCTCGTTCGCTTTTGGTCAGCCCCTCTCCCTTGCGGGCCAGATAGCCCTTGACCTCACAAACTTTGGCGTCGGTCTCGGATTCTGTAAAGGTCATGACCCAACGGTACGGCGCTTTCAAAGCTTCATCATGGACCCGGCAGCGGACAAGCCAAGAGGGCTTGGGAATGCGCTCGACCGTCACCAACCCGAAGGACTGCAGCTTCATGAAAGAAACGTAAGCCTCTCGGCTTCACGTCTCCGGCTCAGACCTCTCAGAACCTTTCCAGCTTGCTTGTCCCAACGCAGGAATTGCTGCGCCGCGGCCTTGTACTGGTGGTCCTTAAGCAGTCGTACCAGGGTTGAACTCTTGAACGCATGGCAGCCGATGTTGAAGCACAGGCTAACGCAAGCGTCGAACTGGGGCTGAGACAGGTCCAGATCACAGTTGTTGACACATCTTTCAACTTCCCTCAGGTCCCGATCGAAAAAGGCTTCCGCCTCATCGATGGTTATCTCGTCTCCCATCTTAACCCCTAGGGTCGAGCCCCAGGCAATGGTTGGTACGTCGTCAGGGGTGGGCATGTAGGCTTTCAACCTTAGCTGCTCAAACCCCTTAATAAAATCTTTTCCGGCTTCACTAGTCCTCACTCCAAAATTCTCCTCATAAATTCGACGGCATTTTTGCTTTGTGTTTTGGCCTTGTAAATTCGATAAATGTGACGGCCTTCAAAAATTGCGACTGAAACGAAGAAGGCCTGACTCACGGGGTCAAAGTAAATCTTTCCACAAAGATGCTGTGCAAAACCCAAAGCCGAGCTGAAAGATAAGACTGCCAGGGCGGCTCTTCCGATGATGCCGTCATCATAATCATCACAGACAATCAGATAATATGACATGAGGCATACCAGGAGAAGTGAAATTAGGGTGATCATTAGTAGTCGTCCCCTTGACGATTAACGAAGCCCCGGATTGTTCGCTTCCAGTAGTCCGTGTCCTTAATCATATTGGTCACACTGGAAACAATGCTAAGTCCGAACAATCCGATGCCCGCCGCAACGCCGAGTTCAAAGTCCTCAGCGGCCTCACCGAAGTATCTCATCACAGGGGGCGTTGCGTAATTGGCGAGTGCGATAGAGCTGCAGACTACCAGCACCCGCCCCTTGTAGGTTAAGTCGGAATAATGACGAAGAGAGATCAGCCCGCCAACTGCGCCGGCGATTATGACTGAAAGCTTCTTAATCCCGAACGCGGCCAGCACACTGTCCACTGGGCTACTTGAAAACGGCCGCGAAGAACAGGACTACCAACGTAACTGCCACGCCGGTCAGAATTACCACGGTGTACTTGTTCTTTGCGAAGAACCCGTCTACCTTGGCTTCTGCCGTATCGTAGTAATCCTTGACCTGGTCTACAGCCTGATCAACTTCTTGCTTGACTTGATTTTCATCCATGATAAAACCTCACTAGATAAAATACCACCACAAAAATGGCCGAACCCAGGACAAAGAACAGGATATCGACCAGCGAACCCCCTTTCGGGAGATAAATCGATTTGTGCTGATCCCACTCACGAAGCAGCGAAATAATAAATACAATCGGGATGCACCACAAAAGTGGAATACCCGTAAACCCAAATAGGAACGTTAGTATTCCACCAGCTATGAAATGGCCTGACTGATCACGTGCCTCTTTTACTAGTGGTTTCTTCATGCTGTGATATCATTCGCCACTGAGAACAAAAAATCAAGCTGGGTGTCCGTGTACCCAAGAACCTCGCCGATTGCCAGGACCGTGGGGCTGAGCCGGTAGAAGTACTGCGCGTCAGTCCAGGCAAGCTTTTGAAGTTTAGTTGGGGTATCAGAGGCCATGAAGGTCTCAACTGAGTCCAATAACCCCGCATTATATAACGCAGCTTTGGCCTGATACCGACTGACCACCATCAACTTTCTCGGGTCTTGCTCAGGATTTTGTGGTAATGGCGGCGGAATATCCAATGGTACGATATTCCAGGCCCCATTTAAAAAAGCCACTGTCTGGTTTTCCTGGTAAACTGGCGGCACTACCAAGGTTGAGTTGTTTGGCAACAACCAGGTACCAGGCTCTAAGGGCGACTCCTGAACCAAAGTGGACCCGGTATAGAGTTTCGATTCGGGGTCGAAGGTGTAAGCGGTCTTTAGCATGTTGGCCTCTTAGAAGTGAACGCAGATTTGTGCCCGGTAACCAGCCGCTAGGTTCGCAGCACCTCCTGTGCTGCCGGTTGGGGCATCAGCTCCAGGTCCAGAACCAGGGGCCGAGCCGCCATTACCGAGTGAACCGCCGATCTGATAGGTTGATTGCTGGTGGGTGTGGGCGATGACTTGACCAACCGTGGAAGTTGCCTGGCTACCGCCAGCGCCGTTGACCAGTGTGTAGTTGGCAGCAATGTTGGGCAGATTGAACGTGGTTGAGCCATCCCCTGCTCCGAAGACCGTGCCGAAGACCTTGAATAAGCGGGCGTAGGTCGAGCGAGAGACCGCGGCGCCATTGCACAGCAGCAGGTACCCGGGCAGCGTGTTCAATGGCCAGAAGACAAATTCTCCGACTCGTTGGGCACCTGCTAGTGGGTTCAGCACGATGAACTGAGTGCCGTCGTATTCCACATCATAGACGGTGCCAACGGTGACGGGTGGGATGAATAGGCCTCCTGCTGAGTTCATCGCTAAGAGGTTCTTAGCACCAAGGCCGTTGAGGTTGAGTGTGTAGTTTGTCAGCGGGTTTACCAAACCGGCTGCATGAAACTTAACCCGAAACCGTTGCCCAGTGGCATAGGACACGATAGCCGGAGACGGAGCTGCTGTGAAATTAGGCGACGAACCTGCTGTTGTTATCTCGCCCACACCCGTGAAAGTCAGGTAAGACTGCTTCGCGATGATCGCCGGGATAGAATCATCGACTGACGAAAGAATGCCATAGGCTACCTGGGACAAGCCAGAATCCAAGCTACCCGAGTCGTTAGCTAAGGTGACCGTCGTCACCCCTGAGAAGCTCGAGGTCAGGATTGTGCTGTAAACCGTGCCGCCTGTATTGATCGTGCGAACCCGACGAGCAACCTGGAAGATAGAGGTCTGATCACCGAGAAGCGAGAACGAGGTGCTTGTCAGGAATGTCGGCGTCCCAGAGAAGATAATCCACTGGTCAGTGCTCGGTGGCAGTGCAGGTGCGATACCGGTAATATTATCGATCGTGCGCTGTGTAACGCCTACCGAGTTCTTTATAATAAATTTATAAGCGAGCAACGAATCTAGCCAGATCGGCGATGCAGGCAGACCAAGCGTGTTAAGCACGATCGGGTTAGCCTGCGGAGAAGTTCCGGTATTATCCGTGAATGTTGCCGTCGGTGTCGAGGTACCTGCGATGTAAGTCTCGATCAGGCCGCCAGACAGTGGTGCTCCATTATCATCGATTTGTGATTCATTACCAATAGGGCTTAGCAAAAATGACATTTCTTCACCTTGTCCTTGTAATCATGGTTGCGATGTTGTACGTAAAATTAATCATCCTCGGGTGGTCACTGCTGACCAATACTCGCACCGATTGCCACTGTCGACAACCCAAGAAGCCTAGACAACGCGCGTATCGCTTTGGGGTCAATCTCGGTCGATTTCTTCGCCGAGCCTGGAAGCGACGCGGTTAAGGCACTTTCAACTGCTTTTCGCTGACCCCTCGTCTCTCCAGCACGAGACAGAATTTCTCCGACGTACGGAATTTTATTCGTGCCACGCTTCAGCAGATTCACCACCTCTGCCGCCGATCCAGATTCGTTGATTGCTGCACCCGCTGGGCGCTGCTGGATGTAGGCCATCACTCGGCCAAGCGACATCAGGTCATCTGCTTGCTCCTTGCCCAGAATCGTCTCCAGCTTCTTTATTCCAATATTCTGAAGTGCCTGGTTGAAGTTGTTCTGGCGGGTGGCGCCGTCCCCAGCGGCATTAGCACCAAAAGCCACTTTTTGAAGATGCCGCATGAACTGAACCTGCATCTGCTTTTTAGTCTCAGGCGTAACCTGGTTCATCAATGCGGCAATCTCATCATTCTTGCCATTGACCACATACTTACGGACGAAATCATCCGGATTGGCACTGTTCCGGATCACAGCCTTGAATGCCGGGCTGTCCTCGATAGCCTTGAACCGCTCGCGTGCTGTGGCGCGCGCCGTCTCGGCCAGTTGACGAGTTAAAGAGCCCTCAGGCGCGGTATTGGCGCCGTTTTCAATAGTTTTCTTGAGAGCATCCGTTAAGGCGTTCAAGGCTCCGCGCTTGGGGGCATTCAGTGGATCGTAGTGGCGATTGATCGTCTGTAGCAGCCGCTCGGCATCTTCCAGCTTCACCTCAACGGGTTTCGCGGCAGTCATGCTAACGTTGCTGAGGACTTTGCCGTCAGGGCCGAGAATACCTTTAGTAACTCCCTTCTCAGCCTCGTCCAAAATGCCGAGCTCCTTAAACCGAGCCTTTACGGCACCTGGGACGACGTCAGGACCGTATTCCTTCATAACCTCACGGAACTTAGCCGCCAGCTCATCTGAAGGTACCTTTAGGTCAGTACCGGTCGACTTCTTGAAGTCAGAGTAGGCCTTCCGAATACCCTCTTGCATCTCCAGGTTTCGAGATTCCAGATTCTTGATTAGGTCAACACCAGCTTCATAATCGCCTTTGGCGCCTGAGGTCAGCCGGTCGAACTTCTCATTGATCTGTTGCTGCTGCTGGGCAAGACGATCATTGAGAGGCTCACCTACACCTTGAACCCGGCGAAGATTAAGTTCCCGGCTGTACTGAGAAGGGTCACGAGTAATCTGGCCCAAGGTGCCTTTCATGCCTTGGCGCTCGAAATCAGCCTGCCGGGCAAGAGCCCCCATATCCAGGTCTTGGCCTTTGGTTAGGGCCTGGCGAACTTTCTCAACCATCTCAAAACGTGTAGACTCAGGCAGAATATCAAAGTCGACACCGTCTTTTGCAAGCGCTTGACGAACTTCATTCTCAACTCCAATGGCAGGTTTAACTACACCAGAACTCAACTTATTGCTGACATACTGGGTCAATGCGTTTCCGGCTTTCTGAATGATCGGGCCTAAGATGGCACCAGTTGCAGCTCCGGTGGCAACCTGCCCCGCTTTTTCCTCGGCGTAGGCATCTCCAGAGGTGACTGGCTGAAGGCCTGCAGCGGCCCCGCCGATTAGCCCCAATTTCACCGCAGCTTTCTTAGCGCCTTCAGCCGCAAGACCTTTACCAGCACCAAGGCCCATGGCTAGGTTCGGTGGTGACGCGGCCTCACCGAGAATGCCGGCAACATCAAAACCAGGATTGCTCATCTTGGCAGCCTGGTCATAACGGGCTTGCTCATCAGCTAATTGCTTATCGAATTCAGCGGTCGAAGGTCCACCCTGAATACCAATGCTACCAAGGAATGTGCCGGGGCCACCGATCTTATTGGCCAGTTCATTCATCTGGGTAACGGTGTCCTCGGGCAAGGCGTGCATAAGAGCCTGCGCAGCGCCGTGGAATGGGTTCATGAAACCGCGCTTTAGCCGATTTCCAAAGGATGTGATTTGAGCAGCTTCTTCTTGGGTCATGGGCGCCGCGGCCAACTTTGCCTCCGGCTCTTCCGAGACAACTGTAAAAGCTGGTTCCCGGCCCAGCTGCCCTTTGGACATGGTCATTGGCACCGGAGCTTCGTCGTCTTCGACCAACGTAAATTTTGCCATTATTTAACTCGCATCCACTGTGAGCCATTTGATTGGTACATTGTGCCGTCATCAGAACGAATCTTCTTACCAGTGTACAGAGCCGGGTCAGGCATCGAATTAAATTCCTTTTGGCTCGATTGCTTAACAATCCGTTTCCAGTTGTTGTAGTGATTCTTGATTTCCGTCAAATGCTGCTTCAACTGCGAGGGGCTCTGACCAATATCCAGTGAGGCCACCTTAGCCTGCAAGAATTCCAGCTCACGCACTGCTACTTGACCCAAGGCCCCGCCAGTGGGGGACGCGTCTCGCATAGCTTGAAGAGTATCAAACCCTAAGGCCGACTTGACGCTGTCGATCTTCTTGTCAAGGTTATACCCCGGTGTTTCCGGGATAAAGGAGGATAGCTTTCCAACGATCCCAGCGGAGCCTCGATTGACCATCCCCTCATGAGTATCATCCCCCATGATCTGATCCAGCTTGCGCAAGGTATTGTTAATATCCTGCATCACATGCTGCTCTTTAATGGAGGCCTTTCTCTCTTCTTCAGCGATCTTACGATCGAGCTTCTGCTGCGACACGCTCTCACGGGTGTTTTTCTCTTGATCAAGAGCTAACCGTTGTTGATTTACCCCCAGGTTGCCTTGCGCTACTGCCAGATTGCCGCGTGCGATCTCATTGGAGGCAATCGAATCAGGTGTCTGAGTTTTCTGGCGGGATTGTGTACCTACAACCTGCCCAGTCACAGGGTCAATTTGCTGCGTCTCGACCTGACCTCCTAGGTCTCGTGTCTCAATCTTCGGCAGTAGCTTATCAGCCTCCAGCGCATGACCTGAGGCCCACTTGGCGATCTGCTGAGGGTTACCTCGCATTTCATAGATCAGCGCTCGTTCACGGTCCATATTCTGGCCGGTCAGTGCCTCCATACGATTGATGACACTGATTGCAGAGGCCTCAGTGGGGTTTGCGATAACCTGTGCTGCAGATTGCTTGACTAGTTTGCCAATCTGTTCCTGCTGGGCCAACTCAGCGGTTTGCTGCGCCGTCTGTTGCTTGGCGTACTCACCCGCCTCTTTCAGGCGACCGGCTCCCATGAGCCTGGCTTGCAGTTCTTGGGGTGTGCCGCCTTGGGCAACCAAGCCACGAAGTTCATCCTCATCGAACATCTCGCGCTGCGCTTTTTGCATCGCCAGCTGTTGAAGTTGCTGGTTCTGTGCCAGGGCCTGGCGCTGCTGAGCCAGATGGGCAAATCTCGTGAAATCGAGTTGCTCAACAGGCCGGCCCAGCGCAATATTCGGGTTAAGTTCCGCCATTAGAAACCTCCCAAGAGGTAGTTGCTTGTAAAGCCCGGGCTGGCAGAGTAAAGATTGGTCGAAAATCCAGGCAGGGCCGAGTTTACTCCTCCACTTGAGACTGCCGGTGTAGCTCCGCCAAGACCTCCAAAGGCCCCCATTGAAGCGGCTGTGAGGCCTAACCCGAGACCTGAGTTGATCACGTTACCCCAAGCATTTGCCTGCCCCATAATACCCGCGGCCGCTGCATTGCCGGCGCCCATCGTGTTGTTGCCATACTGCACAGACGCATTGTAGCGGGTATTATTGGCGTTGTTCAGCGCATTGGCGCCCATGTCAGAAGCGGACCCAAGATATGCCGCGATTCGGGCCTTGTCGGTCGCGTCTCGATTGTAGCCCTCTTGGAACTTGGTGCCTGCGTAGTCTTGGCCGAACTGCGTGGCTGCCTTGAGCGCGGCGCCTGAAAGGTAGCGGCCAGCTGCGGAAGCCTTGCGATCCAAGCCCATCTGGCCTTGCTCAAGTCCGAATTGATATCCGGGAGTGGAGGCCAAATCTTCACCAGTAAACGGCTTCAGCAATGACCCATAGTTGTCTGCGTTTGCATCGCCTGCGATCCCCAGATACTGCATCAGCTGGTCTCGAGCGGTGTTGCCGTAATTGATTTGTGGCTCAAGTGACTTTAAAATCTGGTCACGTGCGCGGCCCAGGTCATTATTCGCGTCTTCGGCAGCGCGAACTTGGCGTCTTGCCGCCTTCTTTGAAGCGCCTGTAACAGCGCCAAAAAGATCACCCATGATACATTCTCCTATAAACCGGCAGTGTTAAACCTTGAAAATCTTCCTCCCCAACGAGGATAAAACCAACCAATCGGATGAATTTTTGCCTCTTCTTCGTACCCTCTGGCACCGAGGTGGTGTAAAGATCGCGCTTTAACTTTAGGTCTTGGATCATGTCAAGCGCTAGAATAAACTGAGTTTTTGTCCTTTTATTCCACTTATGGACGTCTGCATGTGCCCATATCTTATCACGGAATAGCTCCACTGATATAGTGAAATCTGGGGTAACTGCCAAAGGTATCTTAGACGGGTGTTCCACTGCCATTTACCCAAACGACAGAAGGTTTGACCTGCTTGACATAGACGGGGTAGCCTAAAGTAGTATCAAAGAACCTGCGGCCGATCCACAAAGATTTGGTGGGACGATTAGCAGTCGAGCCTGACTGCGCCTCCGAAGCCACCACAGTTTGCCAGCGTTGAAAAACCTGGAGCCATGCAAGCGTGGGGACCTTGTCACCAACAATAGGTGTATTAGAAGGATAGTCAAAATTCTGTTGATTAGCTGCCACCGCGACCCCACGCTGCCACAAAAACTGTCTTCACCGGGTCCGTCACCCGGAACTTAAATACCCAATCACGTGACCGGCCAAGCCTGCGCCAAACTGCTCGCCGGCGATATTCGCCGATCTTGCCGAAGGGCACCCAGATTTCATTTCCCCAGGTATGCCCGCCGTCTTTTGAGACTTGGAGCATAATTATGGGATCGCTACCTTGCCCAGTAGTCTTACCGACGCCGGCTTCCATCTCCACCCAGACCTCATCAAAAACCGTCCAGTTGCCATTCAGCGTCTGGTGGCGGGAAATAAATTCTCGAATAACCTGTGAGCCATTGTCTGTTAACGAGGTAGGGTTGATCCGGTAGATTGAGCCATCCTCGTAATCTGTCACAAAAGAGTAGTCCTGGTGGTTATACTGAATCTCAGCACGGTGACGGCCAGTTCCTGACTTAGAGCGGTGCCATTCTTTGGTCATGCCATCGAATGTCCAGGACTCCCCCACAGTGGGGAAATTGATCTGATACATTGGATGGCCAGATACCATGTAGCTGAACCCCGTTGCGTCTGAGGTGGCCATGTATTGCTGAAAAATATAGTCGAGATTGGGCGTTGAGACCGGTACAGCTACCCCATTATCAGAAACACAGACCTGCACAGCGCCGAGACGATTCTTCCGCAGAAAAATGATCGCATCCATGAATTTAGAAAGTGACCAACGTGCTGCAAGTCCCCACTCAATCGCAGCAGCTCCAATTCTGGCAAATGGGAAATCTTGCGCACCCGAGTCTCCCCAATACTCCGTCGTTTTGTCGCCATAAAGTATCAACTGCCCATTATTAGCTTGCACTCGAACCAGGTTATCCGGATTCGACTCAGCAGTGGCAAAGTCAAGAGCGTTCCATGTTAACCCGTCGTAGGGGGCCGAGATGTAGAATCGGCCTGAATCTGGCTCTGAGATGATAAAGTACCCGTTCATGAACGTGACAGTCGAAGCACCGGGAAAATCAACATCAGTGATCTTCGAAAAGGTCAGCGTTGTAAGGTCCCAGATATATCCGTTGGGGCCGTCGACAATCATGATCTGGAGTCCATTGTCAGCAATATCCACCCGCCCACTCGAGGTGTCTAAGGTGCCGATGTTTGTATAGCTGTTGTCATTAGCGATCTTGTAGAAGTTGTTCCGGTGCACTGCATAGCGGAACACACCCACAGCATAAATGCCACGAATGGGGGACGAACCAAAGGTTAGCATCAGGTCCAACCCAGGTGTGGGATACATCGCGATGACGGACTTCTCAGGGTCATTGGGGGTCAACTCAACGTATAAATTGGTCCGTTCTTGGGCCGTAACGTTCTTTGACTTCCCAAATGTCCCAACGCCCATTAAGGGCATCGGTGCGAGATTAGTTGTCCCCATCAGTAGAGCGAATCACTGTTGATGTTGTAACGGTTAGTCCGGCGGTTCATGTACGTTGCTTCGACCGTCAAGGCTGTTGACTTGAAGTTGTAGCGGCGAAGTCGACGTACTGAAGATGCGGCGCCAGCTACGACGGTAGCAGGTACCTCTATCCCGAATGGCCCAGAAAGAAGCACTGCCAGGTTGTACATAATGGCCTGGGAGTAACCTTTCGGGAAGGCCAGTGGGTCGGTCAAGCTGGTGAACGAAGAGAGTCCCTGCCAAAATCTGAGATAAACCTCATTGCCATTTGGCACTGGATAGAACCAGAGCGTGCCAAGTGGAAAGGTCTGCTCGTACCAGACATAGGACGGGTACATGACCACAATCTGCTTGTTCAAGATCGAGTCGTATTGAGTCGCGTCGGTCAGGATCGACATGGGGTAGTCGAACCCATTGGCCCTGGTAAAGGCCGAGTAAATCTTAAGCGGCCGCTCGGGCAAGTTGAAGTCGCCTCCGGGACCGACAGTATATTTTCCCTGCTGCGCCACAAAAGGAAAATGTACCTGGGTTTCGACGTAGATGTACAGGTGGTCTAGTGACCAGGACTCAAGCAGCATGTTGAGTTGATCAAGCCCAACCTGGGCATCCTCATCACTCAGAACGTCACCCGTGCCCAATACACGATCGAGCCGAAGTGCCCCCTTGATCAGGTCTAGAGCCGTGGTGACAGACATTATTCAGTTTCCTTTTTCCGGGCTAATTTTTTAATAACGGTTCTTTTATTCTGTGCCGCTCGTCTTTCGCCCCTAATGCGCCGCTTTTCATCGGCGTCCATAGTTTTTCTTTTAATTCTCGGGATGCTTTTTACCGCGTCTTCCGCGGCTTGCACTTCCGGATTGATAATCATTTCCCGGCCCTTGTCTTCTTCAGCGTAGTCACTTTCCTCTTCTGATCCCTCACCAGGTTGAGCAACCCACCCTAATTCAGGTTCTTCAACATTCTTTAAATGAGGCGCATCAGCTTCCGTAGCCACCTTGTGAGTAGTCGGTATCTCGTCGATCTTATAAAAATGTGGGGCTGATGGGACAACAAAATTAGCCGGCAAAGTTTCTTGCCAACCATTCGCCTCAAGACTTTTGTGGTCATCCTCACAGTGAATAAGGGCCATTAAGCCATCGGGATGAAACCTGTAAGACGGAAAACTTCTCATGCTGGCAGCTCCTTTGCCCCAATCCACTGGGCGGTAAGCAATTCAGGTGAGCAGAACATGATATCTGATTCCCGAATCACGTTGTATTTATCTTCGAACACCGGGGCGAAGCAAGAATCGGCATGGTACGCGTACTCGCCAACCTTCGCGTCGGTGACTTTTGGGCCTACGGCAACGATCTTACCTACGATCGACAACTTGCCGTTTCCCCACTCAGTCATCCGGGCGGGGACCACCAGCAAAGCTGACGGGGCTTCGAGCACGGGCTCGAGCACAATCTTATTGCCGGTGGTGGTAATCATGAAAAGTTGCCTTGGCTAGAGTCTTTCTGTGCAATCACAACTTCGTACGTTTGCGCCGCGGTAGGTGTGATGCCCCCTCCCGTGTTGTTTGAGAACGTAATTGCGACTTGGTTGTTGGCAGAAACACGAGCTCCAACAATACCCAGGCCAGCTTGCGCCGTGGGCTTGACGACATTGACGACGATATCCCGACCAAGAACTACTCCAGGGCAGGTAAAAGTTTGCTCAGCGGTGGTATTGGCATTTACCTGGGCTGGAGAGAGAACTAACGAAACTGAAACCAGTTTCGAAAGATTCCCGTATGGAAGCATTGTAGCCATGTTTTATCCTCTTAAAAAGAAGGCCATGAACCGGGCAGATTCATGGCCTAAACCGCAACGGCCCCTAGGCCGAATTAACCCGTAACTCGGATGGCGAGCTCCGGATAGATTGTCTTCCACCCATACAGCACGTCGAGACGGCAGGGAAGATCATCCGTTCCGATGCGGTACTGGCGAACTACCCGCATGCTGATCCCCTTATAGTTGTTCCGCTCGGCCATGTCCACGCCGTCGGGCATGATCAGGTCGGCAGTTACCAGGGTAAACGCATCACGGTGATGGGCCATGTTCTGCGGGAAGGTGGTTACACCAGATAGATCGCCGGACACGAAACTCAGCGGGGTGTTGTCCGGAATATCGCCAGACGCGCTGGCAACATTTTGGAATTGACCACTGAAGATCGGGTAAGGCACGATGTTGATGGTTGCATTGCCGGAAACGTCGCTCGCGGCATTCGCCACAGCCGAGAACGTTTGCAGCACGCCGGTCGATACCCGGTTTTGTGGGTTGACCATGTATACACCGGCGAGGGTAAACACGTCACCTGCATTGACCCGGTTCGCAACTGCCGCGGTCCAACCCTTGGTTGCTAAGGGGAAGGAGCGGGTGGCATCTGCGCCAGGGGTACCCAGAGCACCGGAGGGTGTCGTGCCGCCTTGCGCACCGCTGACCAGCGGTGAACCACCGCGCGCACCAGGCAGATGCCGGCGAACGTTTTGGTCCATCGCAAAGCTGTTATAACCCAAGCCAACACCCATGTTGCCAGAAGCGTATTGGGAAGCGATCGAGTCGGTTTTGTTGAACAGGCCCCTGAGACCGTCGACCAAGCCGGCTTGGCTGAACGGATCAAAGATCACATGACGGCGGCCGTCACGAGGAGTGGCGGTTACATCCAGGATCGCGCCGGCGTTCAACCAGGCCAGAGCGGTCGTAGGCAGTGTGCCGGGTGTGCCGGTGAAATTTCCGACGTTGATGTATTCACCCAGCCCCTTGAAGTCGATACTGTTGGCCATCGAGGCGGAGTTGGGTTTGATGATGCGTTCGCTGAAATCGTCGATCGAGAGGGTCAGCTCTTGGGACGTGAACGACATAGAAACTTGAGCCTGGGTCGTCAGGGTGACGGGCACGTAGGTTTCCACGTAGTCTTGCACGACCAGGTTGACCGACTCATTCACGATAGAGCGAACCGGCCGACGGAGATTAACCGTGGCACCGATCTTCGCGCCAACGCGGGCGAATTTGTCATCGTACTCGCGCACGACATTTCGGGCGAAGCAAAGTTCGTTTTCCAGAACCCGCTGAGATTCTTGCAGAATCATCAGCATTGTAAGTGCATTGTTTGACATTATCTAAGTCCTTTATATTTCATCTCCTGTTCATTGCGCAATCGGACGAAGTCTTCCATGGCAATGTCCTTCCGGTAGATGTCGTTATGCTTCACTTGCGGGCGACCAGCCCTTACAGGGTCCATGGTCTCCAGCGGCTTTTTGGTTCCCTTGGCAAGCTTGTCTTCCAGCTTTCCAAGTGCCCGGTTGAGAGCGCGGGGATTGAGGTCTTTAAGAGCCTCCAGCTCATCCGCATTCTTAGGTTGGGCCAGGTAGTAAGCAAGATCATGCCCAACATCTGACTCGATGATGCCACGCAACAGCTCTGAACCTGCCGGGATCAATCCGTCTTCGATGGCGGTATTCACCACATCATCAAAGTCGGGGTAGGCCTTACGGCCATCTTCCAGACGCTTATCGGCCATCTTGCGAAGATCGCCTTGTTCAGCCTCATTGCGAGCAGTTTCCTGTCGTTTGGCTTCGGCCTCCTCTTGCTTCTTCTGCTTTTCGGCCCATTTTTGCTCGGCCTTCCATTCAGTTTTAGCTTCGAGGTAGTCCTCATACGTATCAAAGTCAGACCTTTTTGGAGCCGCCGTTTCTGTCGTCTCCGTTTTTGCGGCAGGTGGGGGAGTTTCTTTCAGGGCCTTAAGTTGGGCCTGCAGCTCGTCCATCTGGCGGCGATTTTTGCGTTGCTCTTTCGCCAACCTTTTGGTGATCTGGGCATCCAGCTCAGTCTGCGTAAAAGTTCGCTCGTCCTGCTGCGTTGCTTCGGGGTTAACGTCAGCAACTTGTTCCTGTGCCTGCTCGGCTGCGTCGGTCAGCGCCGACTCGCTTACTTCACCTGCCATTTTTAAGCCTCCGTCTTTGGACCCGCCGAAGCAGCGGCGGTGCTGTTAATACCATCCATCAAAAGCTTCAACATAGCCTGCATGTGACCAACTTGCTCCTGCAAGCCCGCAATTTTCTCGCGGCTTTCCGCGTTGATCGTGGCGACCTCGACGTCGGTCATCGCCTTGATTTCCGTCTCTCTGAGGCCGGTATTGGTGGCGTGAACCTTGGCCTGAATCTCACCCTCTTTTTCCTTCAGTTGTTGCTCAAGCATTTCCTTCTCGGAGGCCAGGGCTTGCACAATCTGCTGACCTTCTTGCACCTTGGCCTGCAACTGCTGGAGCTGCGCCATCAACACTGGCGGAATATCCTCTTGGCCTTCTTCCAAATCGACCTGCTGCACCTGAGGCGGCAACATTGCCTTCAAGCGCCGGGCCATCTGCTGGGCCCCCGGGATATCTGTATTACCCAAGTAGATATCACCTAGTACCTGAATCATCTCTGGTGACTGCTGGAACAGGCCCTGCATCATCTCTGCAGCTTCCACCCGTTTGGTGGAGTATGATGGGCCAACCGTCGCAACCACATCATAGCGTCCTACGCCCAAGTTGTAAATCTTTCTTAACTTAATTTGGCCAGTAGGGCTGGTTACCTCCACAGTTTTCTTTGCCACTGGCTGGTTCGGATTCAAGTGGGCAATGTCTGACTCGCCGTCTTCCCCAATGATCCGAGCCACCGTGTAGTTTGAATAAACCTTCGGAATCCACTGCAGCAGTATCCGGCCGCACAACCGCATGGCCTTCGCTAGGTTATCCGGGTACTGGTATGAGCCAACGTCGCCTTCTCGCTGCCTTGCCATAATGGCTCGACCGGAAACCTCGTTGCCTTTTTGCCCAAGCGACGCAGCTCCCATGCCTGACGTGTCCTTAAGGGCCTGCTGCGCCAGAGTCAGGCCGGTAATAATACCTTGGGAAGCCATTGGCGGGGGTTGACGTTGAGGAGCCGGAAGCGGGTTTCCGGAGCCATCCTCGATTGGGTTGTAGTGCAGAACTGCGGCGTTCTCAATGTTCGCGTTGCTCCAATCCTGCTCGAACGTGTCCGTTTGGCCAGCCGCAGCAATGTAAGGCGTCTTCGACTGCACCTGCACTGACTCGACGTAGCTCGAGAACATGTAAGAAACCATGCGCACGGGGTCGCGGGAGTCACGAACCAATCCCTTAAATACGAGCTTCCCGTCTTTGATATAATTGTCCCCAGGAACCCGTAGAACAGGCACGTAGGTGATCGGGAGCTCAACTTCTTTGAGAATTTTATTGCCGATCATCTTTCGCCACATGCAGACCGTCTTCACGATCTTCCGAGTGGCTTTCACGGGTTTCCGGTCTTCCATCGCCCAGTAAGCGTCTTCCGGAAATTCCTCGTCATCATCACAGATGATCATATTGGTGCTTTGGTCTTCCAAACGCATCCATTCAGCTACTCGAATGTGGCTTTCACTGACCCAGCCATCCAGCCGCATGGTCGAGATATCACCAATCGGCCACCCGACGGCCTCGATGTCCGGATATGACTCGTCGAACTCAGCTTTCGGCACATCTTCAGTGATAAACACGTACCGGGCGTCTGAGCCGATGGGGCAAAGTGAACCCGCGTCAAAAAGCACTGACTCCGGGTTGGGAATGGCGGCAATCTGCAGCTCCGGCGTGCCGTCGACCCTGTTTTTGGCTAAAATTACGCGAAAATAGCCCAAGCCTGTAATGGTCTGGTACCAGTTGGCCTGCTCGTAGGCGATGTCCGCCATCGAGTTTTGCTCAATATCACGAATAATGCCGTTGAACACCTCAGCGGTATCGACGTCGGCGCCTGAATCCACAGGCCGAATCTTGATGCCGGGCTTATTCTCCTTGACGTCATTCGTAATCTGGCGCACTCGAGGCCCCAGGTCAGAGATAACGAAGCACGGACGCGCCCCTTTGGGGTCGTTGATGCGTGAGTTGCGCAGCTGTGGGTCCCAGATGCCTTCGCCGTCGAAGATCGACAGGTCTTCGCGAGCCTCATCGCGCTGATCTTGGGACCCGGCGAGCGCGGTTTCATACTCGCGGAGAGCCTGAAGCAGCAGTTTTTCGTTTTTGGTGGCCATTAGCAGTAATAGGTAACGTTGCAGATGGCTCCAGCAGCCCCGTTGATCAACCGCAACCGGTTTATTGGCCCGTAGTAATCCAGATAGGTCCCCGCGGGGATCAGCATGCCGAACGTCGTACTCGGATTTGCCCCGGTATCGATGTACCGCAGGTCCTGGGCCTCCGCCTGAATCCGAACCCACAAGCACCGGGCGCCGTCGCCGCTTGTAATGCCTCCGATCGAAATGTTAAAAACTGAGACCGTAGCAGTTGCATTAAACTGCTTGTATGCGAGAGGGGTCGTGATCTTGGTGTCAAACGTCATTTAAGTCTCCTATGCCATCCATGAGCCGGAAGAACCGGAAATTGCCCGTGTGGGCCTGATTGTACCCCGCTTTACCGACGGGCGTGTGATTGACGGGAAAAGCTCAGTAAACCCCCAGACGAAGGCGTCTGCCCGGTTCGGCGACTTGTTGCCGGTGTAGCCCCGGGTCGAAAACCCTAGCAGCTCCTCCTCCAGTTCCGGAAAGTATCCGGCGAACCTGATCTTCCCGGTCTCGACTAAAGGCGATAAGGGCTCAGCCCTTTGGACCTTGCCCCGAGAGGCCGTGACTTTCCTGAATGTGGCCCGCGGGTTGATCGAGCGGATGGTGTACCTCACCATTTCACCACCGAAGTTGGTTTCTGCCACGATAACGTCGGCTCGCCAGCGGTCGAAAGCTTCACAAGCAACTCGTCCCCAGGTCGCAGGGCCTGCCTTGACCGTCAAGTCCTCGAGCAGGTACCCAATACCATTGGTACCTAGTCCGGCGACGACGATCCCGACGGCGTCATTAGTCGTAGTATCCTCATCGTTGGACCCGGAGGGATCGACGGCGACGACAAGCCGAACCATATCTGGGAGAGGAACATCACCTGTGTGCCTCCAGGTATCCATGGAGAGCTCAGAAAAAATAGCAAAAGGATTATCATCGCCAAACTCTCCATAAAGAAACCGGCGCTTCATGTGCTCGGGCATTGCCTCGAGTTGATCCAGGTACGCCGGATTCAAGTTCGCGTGGTTGTCATGCGGGTTCATCTGCATTGAAGCATATAAGTGCCCGTTTTTGATCGGCATCCCGGTTATGGGGTCCTGCTTCAGTTTAAATGCCTTGTAACTCCAATGGCCTTTGGTGGGCGGGTTCGCATCAAAGTATGCCTTCAATGGCATTTCCCTTGTGACACCATTCACCACCTGGGAGCATTTTTGGGCCAACCGAGTAAGGGCCATCAGGATTGATTGGTAGGGAATTTGAGAAACTTCATTGAACCCGATCGTGGCGTACTCGTTTCCGAGAATCTTCTCGACCCGCTCCTTGTCATCCAAGCCTCCGAACCAAATCTCGGATTTATTGGCCAATCGGGCAAACATGTCTGCGTGGTTGATTTGGTACTTAACCGCCGGGAAGCATAATTGCATGACTTTTGGGAACGTATCCATCACGATCGACTGCTTGATGGCATTGGACCGAAACCGTAGGGCGCAGTGCCTGGACCCCGGGGCTTTAACTGCCCTCATACACATCGCGTAAATCCAAATAAACGTTTTGCCGGAGCGGGACCCACCATACAGGAACAGATACATGGCCTCACTTCCCAGGAGGTCCAGGGCTTCGTCCTGTTTTACCGTAGGCACAAATGCTTTAACTGCACCTCCAGTCGCGTCCTGGGCCACGTCAGTCATCCCAGGTGTCCCTTATTCTCACAATCTTTCATCCTTTGTCGAAATAATCACCCTTGCATCCACTACCGCGGCAACCTGGGCGACCGATTTACCGTCCATGCGGTCTCCGATCTCCTTCAAAGCCGTTACATCGCCATCTAAGCCCTTTTTCACAAGGGCCTCTGCCAAACGGCGAAGTTTATACCCGTTATTTTCCAGCATTACCCTTGTCAGGGTATCTTTCCACCGCTGGTTCTTCCCGGTTCCTCCTCCGACGTCCGGGGTACTGCCCCCAAAGCCAAACCCGGTTTTCTTAGGTGGCTTTGGGGCGGGGGCAACCTCGCCAGGTAGAAGGTTCTTAGTACGGGGGCGCCCTCGTCCTCTTTTGGGCCCCGGCGGATTCGACATAAGTGCCATTGGAGTCTTATATCACAAGATTTGTTTAAAGTACACCCAAAACCTCGTCTTCCCGAAGGAGCACCACCGGGTCCCCATCGATTTCCACCTGTTGACCGGCATGGCGCCCGAAGGCAACCAGGTTCCCGGGTCTCAGGGCTTTGACATTGGGGCCTATTGCAATGACAACCCCTTCGAACGGCTTGATATCGGTGGCATGGGCCAGCACGATTCCACCTGCCGAGACTGTATCCTTTACTGTGCGGGAGACGACCAGACGATCGCCCATGGGCTTAAGACGCATTTGAAGCTCCTTTTGATTTGGTTTCTGGAAAATCCCAACCGTACACTTTCGCGAACAGCCAGGCCTCACGTATTTTAACATCAACTCCGAACAGTGACGCTATGGCCAGCACTATTTTCATTCTGAGATTGTTCAGAGCTTGCTTTGTGGGCGATGATACAGCTTTGTACGTTTGGTGCTTGAAGTTTGTGTGGCCCGGCATTTTAGTTCCTTTGATGTTGAGAATTTGGCACTCAGTTCTTGGTGCGTAGGACATTGTCATATTCCAAAAATGGTTCGCGTACATTTTTGATGCTGGTACCTAGTTCTACGCCCCCGGTCCTCAACACCCCCGGCCCCGCCGGCCCAGGCCCCTAGCCCTGCGAATTTCGTACACATGACAATGTACTTGGGACCCAGGACAATGTACTTTGGTCCAAGTCCCAAGTACACATGACATTGTTCTATGTTCATAATGACATTGTACTCATGACATTGGTCTTAGACTTGGGTCTTGGGACTGAGGACGAGGGGGGAGAGCATTTTCAATTTTGTTAAACTCATGATTTGGGAATATAAGGAGTTTCATAGAAAATAGATAATAAATATTTTTTATACTATTTTAGAAAATAATAAATATAAATAATGCAAATAATTGTTTACATTTTATTGAAACTCATATATAATGAACTCATACACTGAATAAACAGTGTTTAACTTAACTGGAGAATAAAATGAGATTCCATTTGATTGAACAACTGATAAAGAAATTCTATGATCATGAAGTTTCACTGCGTGAAGTAATAATTGAACTAGATGCGGAGGAGATGGATGAGTTCATAGATATGTATGATGAGTTTGTAAAATCTCAAGACTGAGTTTTTCTTGGAAAGCTCTGTGGAGCTTTCTTGGACAAATTCGTCCTCAACCGGAGAAAATCATGAGCAGAATTAGATGGGACTTGATTAAAGAATTAGTAGTGAAATTTGATGTGCGCGAAATTTCTCTGCAATCAATCCTAATGGAATTAAGCGCGGCAGAATTTGTTGAATTTATAAACGCATTTGACAAATTCACTGGATTAAATAATAGCTGAGTTTTTCTTGGAAAGGTCATTAGACCTTTCTTGGACAAATTCGTCCTCAACCGGAGAAGATCATAAAACGTTTAAACGATCATAAATTACGTGCAACAGTTAATCGTGTAAAGAAATTAAACCGCAGTTTAAATAAACGAAAAATTTCGCCTTCATCAT